CTGACCCAGCACCCTCGGCATAGATCGGTGCGTAATGGCCCGTCTTATCAAGCTCATACGACACGATGCGCAGACGATCCTTGCGCCTCAGAACTTGAACAATGTTGCGCACTGAGGTCATAGGCCAGTCAAGTTGCAACTGTAGTTCGTAGTTTGTCATTGGGCCAATAGTTGAAAGTGCGTGTAGCACGGTTGCTTGGCGTTGGCTAATTTCTGTCATGGTTTCTTCTTTGGTAGGGGCGCCCAAAAATCCCAGAACTGGGTTTCATTGGGCCGGTGGAAATACTGACCCAGCGATGCCACGCCACCTCGACCAAGCAGGAGGACTTTAACGCCGGTAGGTGTTGTGTGGTCAATTGGTATCCAGTAATAGTCGTTTGAAACTACTGCGGCCTTGGTGCTGTCCAGCTTGAACTTCTGTTCCATTTCGATTCGCTCAAACTCATCGTCTTCGTCTACCACGGTGCGTCCTCAAAGTTGCTTGGGTTGAATGGTATCGGCTTGGCTGGTTGCGCTGGCGGTAGCTCAGTGGGGAAGGGCCAAGTGGTCATGTGTTGCGCTCCTTCAGAATCTTTTGGGCTACATACATCCCAGCGTGAAACGCCAGCTTCATTTTTGAAGCAATCATGGAGGACTCTCTGTTTACATCTTCATCCGTCAGACCTACCCACGGGCGCTGTGCTGCCTGCCATCCTGCCCATGCCCAGTAAGCTGCCGATCCGTTTCTAAACGGATTTGTTGAGTTGACTTTACTGTCGCTGTCGCTATCCCACCATTCGTTAAATCTGGCGCTGGGTTTGTCCCAGTGTTCTGGCTGTGTTGCGGGTGGGGTGGTGTAGAGGGGTTTGCTCCATTCAATCTCCTGCCAAACACTTACGTCTACTGGTCGATGCTCCGAAACAAAAATATTAGCCTCAACCGTCTTGTATTGCCACGCCACCGGCTCCTGCTGTGGCTGTTCCAGTGCGGTGCGTAGGGCGGTGATGACATCTACGATATGCGTGTACTTGGTTACATAACGCTCATCTTCCAACGCTTCCAGCGCTTGCTGCATTACTTCTCTGTCAGTCATCACATCCCCTCATCGGCCAGTGCTTCGGCCAAGAATAAAAGAAACAGGGATTTGTGCGTTGCCGTTGCGTTAGCTGCGTTCCCCCAGAAATAGCCAAGCTCACCAAAATTTGCATAGTCATCAATAACTGCTTGTTCGTAAACGCCGGTTGAATCTTGCAGGTAATGTATGTCCTGTTGTGATATCTCTCGCAGCGCCGTACTGATCGGGCCGTACTGCAAGTGCGCGTCATTGGGATGGATGCGCTCTCCATCGGTCTCGCGCAGAGGTGCCACCGTTTGATAGTTTTCCCAACGATGTGGGTGTTGCATCAATCTCTGAATCCTCGCCCCACGGGCGGCAGCGTGTAGTAGTCGGCTCATGTGTTTCCCCTTGCTCTGATGGCGGCGGCAAGTGCGTTAGGGTGACTTGCATTCCACTGCTCACACAGATTTGCGCATTCCTCACGCTCGGCAGCGGCAACAAGATTGGCAAAGCGGTGGAGGTCGCTTTCTTCAAAGTAGGTAAGCCCCTCGTCGTACGCAGCACCAGCCTCCCGCGCCAGCTTGATGATGTCGTCTTTGGTCATTTCAAAATCTCCCGCTCAAGCACCTCGGTTGCATCGGTCAACTGCTCATACAGGTAGTCAGGCAGGGCTATCTTGCTCACCAGACTTGCACTCTCCAGTGCCGACAGTAGGCGCAGTATTTTCAGAAGCTCTTGCTTAGTCATAGCAGATACCCAATGAAGAATGCGAACGCAGCTATCGACACCAACGTGATTAAGATCACGATGGAGAATTCAAGCCACGGGTGAATGTACTTCATATCTTCTTCGCAATCGCATCGCCGGCCTTGTTCGCAGTCTTGGTTGCAGTTCATGTCCGATTCCCCCGTGATGGCAGACTAAACGCCCTCAAGCTACCCTCTCTCGGAACCTGTGCCGTGTGATCACCGTCACCAGTGCGATACGTAGTGCGATCCCAGATGCTCAGTTCTGCGGCGCGAACTTCTCCGGGCAGCTTCTGGCGCTCGACATACTTGCCAAGCGTCTCCTTTGTCTTTTTCTGCAACTCAAGACCAGCAGGGCGTACCATATGGGTGGGGGTTCTGTTGACTTTTATTTCTTCCAAGATGCTGCTCATGGTATTTATTCCTCAAAATGGAATGTCACTATCTTCATCTTTTGGCAGGCCTTGGTACTCTTTCGGCTTTGGGTCATTGAGATATGCCCAGCCATCCCAGCCGCCTTCTTTTAGTGGAATAACGTCAAGTTTCAACATATCGCCTCGCTGCCCCTGGATGATCGACCCGATGCGCTGATAACGATTCTTCTTCTCGCCCTGGCCATTGGTGTATGTGCCGACTATGCAACTGATTTCTTTGATGATTGCCATGATTTAGTAAGTGTGTTGGTTGCTGATTTCTTGGATAACCTGGTCGTAATAGACCCTTGCCGCTTCGACTTTGACTTTGATCTTGTCTTCTAGAGTTGAATCCCTTTCATATGGAACGATGGTCACGCGCAGTTCTCGATTGATGTGGTCAACCTGGTGAAGCGCTTTATTCTCCCAGCCGATCAGATCCGCAGGAGTGCTGACCAGGCAGTAAGCAATGTCTGCCCGTGGCTTGTCCCACAGCATCATGTAGGCTCGTAGTTGCCATTCATAGCCCTTGTCTTCACCCTGGTCAGCCAGAACCGGGAAAGTGGTCAGACACCAGCTTGACTTGATATCAATGATTCTGTCCTCCGCCACAATGTCAGCCTCGCCGGTGATCCACTCATTGTTTCGGCGCTCGGTGTTTTTGGCATGGCTGGTCAGATGGACAGCGTTGTACAGATCAATGGATTCATCCTCAACCTGAATGCCTTTGTCCATGTACTTGCTGCTGACCCGTTCGTCGTAGCCATAGACAAATTCCTTTGCCAGCTTGGTGACGTAGGTCTTAGCCCCGACAGACAGTTCATCTTTGCCTTTTCCATCGGTCATGATGGCTGACAGGGCGCTGGCGCGAAATAGGATGCTCATAGTGTTGCCTTTCTTTGATCTTTAGCCTTGGTAATTTGCTCACGGGCAATTTCGTTACTGCCTACTGCTTTGATTCCCTTGAAGAATGCTTCTTTAAGTTGGTCATGCGTTGTGCATTCAGCAATGTCTGCCAGCAGTGCTTTAACCGTGGCGTCTGTCACCTTGGGTTCTGGCTTGCTACCAGCATTGCCGTCATCATCTTCTGGTGCAATTCCGCAAGCAGCCATCAATGAATAGCGCCTGGCATACGTCAGAGCAGAGCCATAGCCCTGTGGATCGTGTTTAGCAGCAGGTACGTGCAGCTTGCCGCACTCCAGCATTTCGCCTGATTCATGCACAAACACGGTTTCCACGGTCACGCCGGCATCGTCCAGGCTGTTCCGCTGGATGAGTGCTATGCCGTTATCGTTTAAACCGCCTATGACGGCCTCGACGCAAGCGGCAAGGTCAGCGTAGCGCGCTTTGAAATGCGGGTTCGTAGCGGTCTTTAAAGCAGGCCCAAAGGCCTTCTGTGCTTTCACCAGTGCGCTGGCTATTTGTTTCATACAGTTTTCTCCTTGATTTCCAATGGTTCTTTGCTTCCAGAAAACAGAGTGATCTGAGTTTCATTGCCCTTGTTGTCAACAACTGTCAGCTTGCGCGTCCAAAAAGGGCCGGCCACACCACCAGTGCTTTCCCTTGCCTCAGTCATTTCGATTGATTTGACGTCGTGGATCATGGTCATGGTTGTCATTTCATTTCCCCTTGTAAGCCAGTTCGATTTCGAGTTCCTTGATGCGCTCCTGGGCGTTTTCCAACAGGTAGGCCATTTCGCGCAGCTTGCTGGAAAGCATTCCGCATTCAAACGCCAGCCGGTCAGATGGAGGTGCATCAGCATAAGCACGGTTCGCAATGTCCGTAATCCCGGACAAAATATCTTCGATCTTCACAATTGCACTTTCTGAGTCTTGTGACCCCGTTTAGTCAAACATTGGACAGCACCGTTTTCCAGCTGCGTCCATCCTGCGTTATCGCCGCACATTGCCTGTGCAGCCCGTTCAAACCTCGCCTGTTGCGCTTGTTCGCGCTGAGTAGCCTTGGCATCAGCCGCCGCATCAATCGCAGCCTGGTGATCGCTAGGGCCGTCTAGCAGGTATGCCGTAGACAACACTAATGCTGTCAAAGCTGCCAGCGTCCAATTGATTGCATGATTCATACTTCACCCCCTCCTTTGCATTGATAGCACGTTGTTCCTTCGTACTGGCCTTCACCAGACCCGCCACAAGCTGGGCAGATGCCAGGCTCATAGTCTTCATCAGGCCCATCGTCAGCCATCAGTCTGGCTTCGTCTCGCGCATCTTCGCGTGAATGATCGTCGTAATCTCTTGGCATGATGTTCTTTCAGGGGCCGAAGCCCCGTTTGGTTTTAGACTGGTTGTCCCTTAAACATACGTACTGCAAGTGCTTGATGCCCGATGTGAGAAAAACTTTCTTTGATGTAGGCAACTGCTTTAGCGCGAGGCATTTGCTGCAACTCAGTAATGATGGGCTGGATTGCATCGCAAATTTCTGCCTTACTAGCCATGTAAGGTGCAGCAGCAGCGTGAGCAGATTGGGCGGCATTTTCAATACGAATTGCAAAATTTGTCATCATGGTTCCTAAAAGACCTCTACGTTGTGTTGAGGATTGACTGCATCATAAGCCAGCTTAAATCATGTCGTCAAGAACTTTGTTAATCTCCCTTAACTTTTGTCAGGTATTGACAGCTCTCACTCTGTAAAGCTGGCTTACAATGCGGCATGACTAAAGAACAAGCGATCGCTCTTGCTGGCTCACAGGCCAAGCTGGCGGCATTGCTGAAGATCAGTGATGCTGCTGTCAGCCAGTGGGAAACGATTCCTGAGAAGCGCATTTGGCAACTGAAAGTCTTGCGACCTGGTTGGTTTGCAGAGTAAAATTCGGGCATGGCTACCCTTAGCGGGGGAAAAGGCGATTCGTTACCGCCCTGCCAGACCCACCTACAGTAACGGCTGACCTAGAACGTAAGGTTGTCAATGCACTATTACAGTTTCCATATTGGGGACTACAAATCCCACACCCATCACTTAACGCTGATGGAAGACCTAGCCTACAGGCGGCTTCTCGATCACTACTACCTGCACCAGGCGCCGATAAAGCAGCGTGACATTGCCCGGCAGATTGGGATGCGCGATCAGGAACAGGACGTTCTTACCGTTCTCAATGAGTTCTTTGTAAGCACGGAAGATGGTTTCATCAATCCGAGAGCAGACAAGGAAATAGCCGCCTATTGCTTGATGGCAGAGGCTGGAAAACGAGGTGCTGACAAGCGTTGGAAGAAGGGAGGGGATAGCCCCCCTATAGCCACCCCATTGCCACCCTTAACACCCCCTAATAGCAACCATGAACCAGTAACCATTAACCATGAACCATTATTAATACCAGTAGCTAAAGCTACTTTGTCCACAGCAAAGCTGATGGCCTGTCCGCAAGAGGAGATTTTGAAACTTTGGGCAAAGCACTTGCCGCACCTGGCGCAGCCGAGAAGCTGGGAGGGATCACGCCGAGCCAACACCAAGCAGCGATGGAACCAGGCCAGCCGGCCAAGCGCATACAGCCCTGACGGTTACCAGACGGAAGCCGCAGGCATCAAGTGGTGGGATAGCTTCTTTGGCTACATAGCCCGAGATACCAGCTTGTCAAACGGTTTTGAGACAGCAGGCAGAACGTGGCGGCCTGACTTGGAATGGGTAATGAATGCCACCAACTTTCAAAAAATTATCGACGGGAAGTACACAAAATGAGTTTTGCACCACCAGTATCAAAAATCAACAACGACGGTCAAAGCCTGATGTGCAGCGTCAACGGCTGCGGTGCTTTGTGGTCTGTACGCCTAGAAGGATCGCCACCCAAGTGCAGCCGGCATCAGTGGGGCGCAAAGCCAAAGAACGAAGGCACCATGAGCTACAAGCAATGGGCAGACCGCCAGCCGCTGAGTAAGCCTGTGGCTGATTGGTACAAACAACCTGACCAACAAAAGGAGTGGTGATGAATTACTTTGAAGCCCATAAGCTGCTAGACGAAACAAGAGCAGGCCATGACCACACCGAAGACGACATCACCGCAGCCCTGGAACTCACTGGAGACATTGACCCAGACGTATGCACAGATGGCATTAGCTGGTGGGGACGAAGCACTGAAGAACGGCCGCCGCGAGTACCTACTGCAACGCTTTCGGGAATTGGATCAATATTTTCCGGGATTGCGATCAATGATCATCGAACGAATTAAGGCGCTGAAATGAGACACGCAGCCAGGGTTGACAAAAACCAGCAAGAGATTGTTTCGGCGTTACGGGCGGCTGGCGCTTACGTCTGGATTATTGGCCTACCTGTTGATCTTTTGGTCGGCTACAAAGGCCACACGTTTCTGGTTGAGGTCAAAGATGGCCCTAGGAAGCGTTTAACGGCCCTACAAGACGATTTTTTTAAGAATTGGTCTGGTAGTACCTTGGCGAGAATTGATGGCTCTGAGGCCGCTTTACGCATGATTGGAGTTTTGAAATGAAAGTCACTTGCTGGGAACCAGTCCAGGCGCACAAAGAAATGATGACCGTTGTCTGGCCGATGCTCAAGTCAATGCTGATTGCCGGCCATAGGATGACGATTGAAATCAAACAGAGCAAGCGCAGCGTGGAACAAAATGCAATGTTTCACAGCATGATTGACAAAATCAGCAAACAGATGAAAGCGGCCGGCAGCACCTGGACAGCAGACGACTGGAAAAGATTACTGATCGACCAATGGGCGCACGACACAAACCGAAAGATTGGCAAAGTCTGCCCAAGCCTAGATGGCGAGAGAATCGTTCAGCTTGGCCTGCAAAGTCACAAATTCACGACAAGTGAGAGCAGCGAGTTCATTGAATTCTTGCTGGCCTGGTCAGCAGACAAGGGCATTGATGTTTCCTAAACACGCCTATGTGCGCGACAAAGCCCTGCTAAAACGGGTGGCGCAGCTGGATTGCCAGCACTGCGGCAGCGGTGAAATGGTGCAGGCAGCACACAGCAACTGGGGCGGAGGTAAGGGCCGGGGCATCAAAGCTGACGACAACCTGGTGGCCGCGCTATGCCAGAAATGTCACTGGGAAATAGATCAAGGTGTTAAACTGACTAAACAAGAGCGGCAAGAAATGTGGCAGAAAGCACACCAGCGAACCATGAGGGAATTGCAGTGAAACATAACCCAGCCGACAAGGTAGAGCAGTGGTCAATTGACCGCCTGATTCCATATGCAAACAATGCCAGGACACACAGCGCCGAGCAAGTAGCGCAGATCGCGGCCAGCATCAAAGAATGGGGATGGACAACCCCTGTGCTGGTAGATGAAACCGGCAGCATCATTGCCGGCCACGGTCGCACACTGGCAGCCAGGCTGCTGAAAATGACTGAAATCCCTGTAATGGTGGCAGACGGATGGAGCGATGCCAAGAAACGCGCATACATCATTGCTGACAATAAGCTGGCGCTGAACGCAGGCTGGGACAACGAGATGCTGGCGCTGGAGCTGGGCGAGATTGGTGATCTGGGGTTTGACCTTGATCTTACTGGATTTACGGCCGAGGAGATCGCGGCGCTGATGCCTGAGGAAATTGCACCTGGCTTAACCGATCCAGACGATGCGCCTGAGGTACAGGAAAATGCAACCACAGTGCCAGGTGATGTCTGGATAATGGGAAAACACCGCCTGCTTTGCGGTGACTCAACGAGCGTTAGCGATTTGGAAAAGCTCACAGATGGCCAGTTGGTTGACATGTGGCTGACAGATCCACCTTACAACGTGGCGTATGAAGGCAAGACCAAGGACGCTCTCAAAATTAAAAACGACGAAATGGGTGACGATCAGTTCCGTCAATTCTTACGCGACTCTTACGTTTCAGCAGACACAGTCATGAAGCCTGGTGCGGTGTTTTACATCTGGCACGCAGACTCAGAAGGCTACAACTTCCGTGGTGCTGCAAAGGATGCGGGCTGGACGGTTCGTCAGTGCCTGATTTGGAAGAAGTCGAGCCTTGTCATGGGCAGGCAGGATTACCACTGGAAACACGAACCCTGCTTGTACGGCTGGAAGGAAGGTGCTGGCCACCTTTGGGCGACCGACCGGAAGCAGACCACGATCTTGGAGTTTGACAAGCCAACTCGCAACGGTGAGCACCCAACCATGAAGCCGGTGGCTCTGTTTGAGTACCAGCTGCTCAACAACACAAAGGGCGGCGATATTGTACTGGACAGCTTTGGCGGGTCTGGGACAACGCTGATTGCTGCCGAAAAGAACGGCAGGGTGGCCCGCCTTATGGAACTCGACCCCAAGTATTGCGACGTCATCGTCAAGCGCTGGCAGGACTTCACAGGCAAAATCGCAGTTCACGCAGAAACCGGACAACCTTTCGCGGAAGTTACAGCATGACAAGCAAGAAACGAGCCACTGAAAAACCAACGCTTGAAAAGCCACACAACAAAGGTGGAGCGCGTGAAGGTGCAGGCCGACCAGCCTTTCAGCCAACTGATTCTGAACGCAAACAAGTAGAAGCGCTTTCAGGCTATGGCCTACCAATTGAACAGATCGCAGTCCTGGTGCGCGATGGCATCCACATTGACACGCTGCGCGCTCACTTCGCTACTGAACTGGTATCAGGCAAGGCGAAAGCCAATGGCCAGGTAGGCAAGACGCTATTCCAGAAAGCAATGGGTGGTGACACCAGCGCGATGATCTGGTGGAGCAAAACGCAGATGCGATGGGCTGAAACGCAGAAGCACGAAGTGACAGGTGCAGATGGTTCACCGTTGGAATTCAGGGAAATCAAGCGCATAGTGGTCAAATCTTGACAACCCTACAACTCGAAACGCCTGAATGGGCATTGCCCCTGCTATATCCTGCACGCTACAAAGGCGCATGGGGCGGTCGAGGCTCTGGCAAGAGTCATATGTTTGCCGAACTGATGATTGAATCGCACATCATTGACCAGAAGCGGCGAAGCGTCTGCGTGCGGGAAATCCAGAAGTCTTTGAACCAGTCTGTCAAGCGGCTGCTGGAGACCAAGATTGAGGCCATGAACGCCGGCGCATACTTTGAGGTGCAGGATTCGGTCATCAAATCACGCAAGGGAGACGGCGCGATCATCTTCCAGGGGATGCAGAATCACACCGCTGACAGCATTAAATCGCTTGAGGGCTACGACTGCGCCTGGGTTGAGGAAGCACAAAGCCTAAGCCAGACCAGCCTTGACCTGCTGCGGCCGACAATCCGAAAGCCTGAGTCCGAGTTGTGGTTTACCTGGAACCCGCGCCAGAACAGTGACCCGGTAGATTTCCTGCTGAGAGGCCCGACACCGCCCAAGAATGCGACCGTTCTAAAGGTCAATTTCACTGACAACCCTTGGTTCCCGCAGGTACTGCGCGACGAAATGGAGTACGACAAGCGGCGCGATCCAGACAAGTATCAGCACGTTTGGCAAGGCAGCTATCTGACCAACAGCAGCGCCAGAGTGTTCAAGAACTGGAAGATTGACGAGTTTGAAGCACCGTCAGATGCAATCCACCGGCTGGGCGCTGACTGGGGTTTCGCGGTTGACCCGACAACCCTGGTTCGCTGTCACATCGTTGGCCGCACACTTTACATTGACCACGAGGTCTACATGGTTGGGTGCGAGATCGTCAACACGCCAGAGTTGTTTATGCAGGTTCCAGACTCTGAGAAATGGCCAATCGTGGCAGATTCAGCCAGGCCCGAGACAATCAGCCATATGCGCAAGAATGGCTTTCCAAAGATAATGACAGCTGTAAAAGGCCCGAAATCGGTGGAAGAAGGTATCGAGTTTCTCAAGAATTACGACATTGTTGTCCACCCGCGCTGCACGCATACGATTGACGAACTGACGCTATACAGTTATAAGCAAGACCCATTGACGGGTAAAATCCTGCCGGTGCTGGAAGACAAGAAAAACCACGTTATTGATGCTTTGCGGTACGCTTGCGAAGGAATCAGACGCGCAACAGTGGTAAAACCGCAAACATTCAAGCCTGTGCCGACAATGCACAAATGGTGAAAAGGATTGATTATGGCCAGATTATCGACAGATCAGCGACTTGCAAACCTGCATTCTGAGGCTTTAGCGCAGTTTGACGAGGTTCAGACCGCACTGCGAGACGAGCGCCTGCAATGCCTGCAAGATCGACGCTTCTATTCGTTGGCCGGAAGTCAATGGGAAGGCCCACTGGCAGACCAGTTCGAAAACAAGCCACGGTTTGAGGTCAATAAGATCCACTTATCGGTGATCAGAATCATCAATGAATACCGAAACAACCGCATTACAGTTGATTTTGTCAGCAAGGATGGAGTGGAAAACGACAAGCTGGCCGAGGTATGCGACGGTTTGTATCGGGCAGATGAGAACGATTCTGTGGCGAATGAAGCCTACGACAACGCCTTTGAAGAGGCTGTAGGCGGTGGATACGGCGCTTGGAGACTGCGCACTGTCTACGAGGACGAGGAAAACGACGAAGACGACCGGCAGCGGATCCGCATTGAACCAATCTTTGACGCTGACAGTTCGGTGTTTTTCGATTTAGGTGCTAAGCGCCAAGACAAATCAGACGCCAAGTATTGCTTTGTGGTCACCAGCATGACCCGCCAGGCCTACAAAGACACCTGGGGCGACGATCCGACAGACTGGCCCAAGATCATTCACCAGTACGAGTTTGATTGGTGTACGCCTGATGTTGTCTATGTGGCCGAATACTACAAGGTCGAGGAAAAAAGCGAAACCATTCGCATCTTCCAGGCGATTGACGGATCAGAGGAACGCTACAGCCCGGCAGACTTTGAGCAGGACGAGACGTTAGAGGAAACCCTGGCCGCAGTCGGAAGCCGCGAGATACGCCAGAAACGAGTCAAACGCAAGAAGGTGCGCAAATACGTTATGTCGGGCGGCAGGGTGCTGGAAGACGCTGGTTACATTGCAGGAAAGTGCATTCCGATTGTTCCTGTGTACGGAAAACGCTGGTTTGTTGACAACATCGAACGGTGCATGGGCCATGTTCGCCTGGCTAAAGATGCGCAGCGCCTGAAGAATATGCAGCTGTCCAAGCTGGGTGAGATCAGCGCACTGTCCAGCATTGAGAAGCCAATCCTCACGCCAGAGCAGGTTGCCGGCCATCAGATGATGTGGGCAGAAGACAATCTGAAAGATTACCCGTACCTGCTGGTCAACCCGATCACAGGGCCGAATGGTGAGCAGACGATCAGTGGGCCAGTAGCGTACACAAAGTCGGCAGCAATCCCCCCGGCAATGGCCGCATTGCTACAGATCACCGAAACCGATATGCAGGAGATTCTTGGCAACCCGCAAGGTGCCGACAAGATGGTCAGCAATATCAGCGGAAAAGCGGTGGAAATGATCCAGGCACGGGTGGATATGCAGACATTCATCTACCTGTCCAACTTTGCCAAGGGAATGAAACGCTGTGGAGAGATCTGGCTATCAATGGCCAGGGACGTTTACACCGAGAGCAAGCGCAAGATGAAGACGCTGACTGCCAGCGGTGAGACGGATTCTGTGGAACTGATGCAGCCAAGCATTGACCAGGAAACAGGCGCAATGGTGCTTGCTAACGACTTGAGCAGCGCGACCTTTGATGTGAATGTGGACGTTGGGCCAAGCAGCAGCAGCAAGAAAGCCGCTACCGTTCGCGCACTGACCGGCATGATGCAGATTACGCAAGACCCCGAGACGCTTCAGGTGCTTGGCGGAATGGCCATGATGAACATGGAGGGAGAGGGCATCAGTGATGCAAACGCTTACTACCGCAAGAAGCTGCTGCGAATGGGCGTGATCAAGCCGACAGACAAAGAAGCCGAGGAAATGATGGCTGAAATGCAAGGCCAGCCGCAAGACCCTCAGACGATGTACCTGCAAGCCGCAGCAGAGGAAGCAAGCGCCAAAGCAGCCAAGGCCAGGGCAGACACGGTAGAGACCATTGCCAGTGCTGAGTTGAAGAATGCGCAGACCATGCAGACCTTTGCCAAGATCAGCGAAATGGATGGCGGAGAACAGCAGCAATCACAGCAATCGCAACCGCAACAAATGCAGATGCCAGACGAGAAAACGATGCTGGAGATCGAGGCTATGCGCCTGGAAAACCAGCTAAAGCGCAATCGAGTGGAGGCGACAGACACGCAGATTGAGCAGCTACGCGCAGAGCGAACCACCAATGACAGCATGGTGATGGCAAGCGAAATGATGCAGCAAGCAGTGACCGGCATTGCCGAGGCGGTGGATAAAATCGGCGGCGCAATGGAGCAGCTGGCTACCAGCAACACGCTGAATGCCGAAAAAGCTACTCAGAATGCCGAAAGAGCAATCCAGTCAATCAACAAACCCAAGCGAGTGGTGCGCGAAAAAGGCCGCATTACCCGCATTGAGACGGAGGAATAAATGGCTGACAATGTAGGCTATACACCAGGCACGGGCGCCCTGGTTGCTGCTGATGAGATTGCTGGTGTCTTACACCAGCGCATCAAACTTGGCATTGGTGATGATGGGATGGCGGTTGAT